CTCAAAGACTTTTCTAATGTCGTTGTTCGAATATCTTTTTTCTGTTGCAACGTTGTAAATTCTGCATTTTAAGTCTTCGGCTTTCGAAACGACTATGTTTGCTGAGACAACATCATCAACATACACCATATCCCGAGTCTGTGTTCCGTCTCCATCGGATCTCAAGGGTTCGTTCACTAATGCTTTATAACACCATGCCGACACTACTGTGGAATATGGGCTGTCTCCTGGCTGAGCTGGACCGTATATATTGAAGTATCTTAAAGCTACCCAATCTAATCCGTATAGATCTTCAAATAATTTCATGTATTGTTCAACACAGAGCTTTGACAATCCATATGGACTAGTCGGATTTGTTTTGTCTCCTTCTAGGATTGGAAGAGAATCCACGTTACCATATACCGCAGCAGTAGAACTAAAAACAAATCTTACTCCTTCGTCAGCACACACTTTCAAGACAGGAAGCACGCCAAAAAAATTTTCGTTTGTCGACAACACGGGGTTTTCAACGGACCATGAAACTCGCGGTTTTGCAGCCAAATGAAAAACAGTAGAAATGTTCTCTTTTTTTATCAGTGTAAGAATAGGAGGGCTAGAGTAATCACAGTTCAAATGAATCAAATTGGGTTTCTGTGAATCACTATCTAAATCGTAGTACTGAAGCATTTGAGGTATGACTTCTCTTGATACCGCTCCTTTTATTTTCGAAGGCTGAATTACTGCTGCACTCATATCATCAACTAGATAGACCATGGATCCTTCTTCCAAAAGCTTTGCAACCAGGTGATGACCTACAAATCCGGCGCCGCCTGTCACTATTACTTTATTTCTCTGGGTTTCCATAATCTCTTCTCCATGTCGTATGTTACGGTACTAAGGTTTGTTTTGTATGTTTTGCCATCTTCGCCGATGTATGAACCGATAAGGCCGGCATATCTTATGACCTCTAATTTTTCTATCTTATAAATTTTGTCATTTAAAATAAAACGCTGTCCTACATCGATCGGTTCTCCATATCCGGTTTTAAAGTGCTTAGACATTATTTAACGCCTGTGCTTCCGAATCCGCCGGCGCCGCGATCTGTAGTTTCATCAAACAGCTCAGACTCTGTAACTTCTTCAATGTCACAATGATCCACTGGAACAAGAAGAAACTGTACTAACTTCTCTCCAGCTTCAATATTCGCCGATTCATGAGAAGTATTGACAAGATGGATATGGATCTCTCCTTGGTAATCTGAATCAACGACACAAGCGCCAACCATCAAGCCTTTCTTCAACGCTACTCCAGATTTATTGAACGCAATCAGAGCAAAACCTTCTGGTACATTGGCTTTAATCCCTGAAGGAATAAAAACTTTTTGCCCGGGATTAATTGGTCCGATATCTGCTGTATAATTGTCTGGAACATAAAAATCAATGCCAGCTGATCCTTGGGTTCCTCTTGTAGGTGTTTTTACTTTTCTTGTTTTTGTAATTTTCATTTTAGTTCTCCTGTTAAGGCCTTACGTAAAGCTCGAGGGTCATGATTTTTTTCATATATCGTCGCCGTGTTCTGGTCGAAGCGCTCCTGCGTATCATCTTCTTCAATATGTTTCGTTTCATTTTTCTTCTCCTCAGTAAGGAGCACTTTATTATTCTGTCTCTCGGATTCATTCTCTTCGTTCTCCTCATCGATAAAGTTTTGCCAGGCGCCTATGTAGGCAACGGCGTCAAGCAAATTATCTTCTTTAAGATTATATGATTGGCGAGAAAACTTTAATGCAACCATAGCAATATACATGTCATGTGCCGACCATTCCTTACCAGACATACCTGATGCAATCATCGCCGCTCGTTTCATGCCTTCGCTAAAAGGCCCGTACTGTCTTTCTTTTTCTTCAGACCTTTCATTGATAATCTGATTTGCTTCTTTTAATATGTTTCCCATAATAACTCCTATTTGTAAAGACCTAATTTGTTGTATTTTCTAATAAGACCAAAGTTTCTTTCGTACATGTGCAGAGAAGCCGCGTTCCAAACTATATTGCCAACCTCTAAATTGCTCATGTATCGCGACATGTCGCCGTGTAATCTTTCTAAAACCCAACGTTGCCAAGCATAATCGTTTCGATAGCCGGCCCAAATATCATTTGACCTCATTTGTACAACACAGTGAAGTTTATTGTCGCGGATGAAATAACTTACTGCATTTGTACAAATAAAATCTGACATGCCGTCTTTATTATACTCGTGTTGAATGCTTGGTCGAGTATATATCATGCATGCTCTACGGGTGTTGGGATCACTAACTAAGGCGTTTAATACGTGGCTGTATTGCTGAAAATTTTCTTCTGAAAAAACAAGAAATCCATAATTCGAATTTATCAAACCTTTTTCAGTTGCAACCTGCTTCCATATAGTAGGAGTATCTGGAATATCATATACATTAAGAGATTGAGAAAGATACCAATCTAGCTCCTTTTTTATATAAGACTGATTAACTTTACCAAATATAGTCTCTTCATCTGCAACAAAAGATACACCAATTGCTTCAAGCATTTTACAGCCAGATTTGTCAATAACAAACTCTTCGTTTTCGTATTTTTGTGCAAATATTTTTCGTATATCTTTGACGTTTTTCACAGATACTCCTTTTATTGATATGGATATATTATACTACCAATGAAGCAAATTTATAATTTTCAACCAAGGAAAATTTCCATTTTTGACCACTTAGTAGATTTACCAAAGTGGTTCTCACTAAGATAGCCGACACAGACAGTGTAAGGATCGATGATATCAATTCCATTCCAGCCCCAACAGTTACACCAGTACTGCTTTCCATTTGCGCCCATAATCTTGAGTCTAAGATAGTTCTTTCCGGTCTTGGTCTTTTTCTTCATCGCTTGCACTACAATAAACCAGTACGGTTTATTAGGGTTGTCGAACTCATCAACAGGCGACCAATCTTCTTCATTGAACCGGTTGATATATCTCGGCGGAATAAGAGTTTCAATAGACACCGAACCAAGATGGTTCATCTCATTCTGGATTATCTCCTTTCTAGTAAACGCCGCAATCCCGGAATTTTCTTCGATCGAAGCCAGCATATCGTTGTATCCACGTTTGGGATCTGACTTAAGTTGCTTTTTCCACTTAGCCCAACCCGGAATCAACGCTTCTTTCATATGGTTATAGTTCATGAACCGGCGCGTCGAACCCACGATATTCATAGACTCAAAAGCTTTAATATTTACTAATGCTTCCATTGCTTTCTTGTTAAACTTTGAAAGCTGCCACTTCATATCTTTATCAAACATAATCGATTCAATTGTCGTAAAGACTTTACCTTTCTGTTTCTTTCTAAGTTTAATAATTTCCTGGATTGCTGCATCACCAATTCCTTTACAAGATGAGAATGAAGGCATAAACTTTTTACCATCTAGAATGGCCCAAGAATCTGTAGCGTAATTTATATCGATAGGTACAATCTCGTATCCCAGAGCCTTCACTTCACTAAAGGCCTTATTACGTTTATCAGCGTTCTTTTCCATGGACTCTAGGTATGCACAGAGCCATTCTTCTTCAAAGTATGTCATAAGCCAAGCACAATAATATGAGTCCATTGCATATGCAACAGCATGAGATTTATTAAAAGAGTAAGCAGTGAACTTCATGATGTTTGCATATAGTTTATCAGCCTGGTATGGATCTAATCCGGAGGACATAAATCCATCCACAATTCTGCTTTTCAATGCTTTTGCTTTCTTTGTGGCTTCTGCAGATGACTGTTGAGGTTTCATCATCTTTCGAATAGAGTTACATTCATCTAATGGTATCTGACCCAATCTGTTAACGATGGCCATCGTCTGTTCCTGAAACACCAACATACCATAGGTTTCCGAAAGTATCTCTTCTAGAATTGGGTGGTCATAGCGAATGTCTTCCGGGTTATTCTTTGCTTTAACGTATTTTTTATCGATACTCATAGCTAAAGGCCCTGGACGATAAATAGAAGTCAACGCAGCAATGTCTAGGATGGATTTAGGTTTTGCGCGCTGAAACAATCGCTGTGCTCCATTGTTGGTACACTGAAAGATACCTGCCCATCTACCCTGTTCATACACTTTGTAGACTTCCTGGTCATCCCAGTCAATGACGTCGTTGCCCATATTGTGGTCGAACCAATATTTAATCTGGCCAAATGTTACGTCTTTATATCCTTTCTTTCTTTTTAGAATAAGTTCAATAGTACGTTCTATGATTCTAAGAGTTTCCAAACCCAACAGATCAAACTTTACCCAACCGAAGTGTTCCAGATGCTTATATGAAGCTCCTTCTACCCATGGAGTCTGCAATTCTCCTTTAGCCATAATAAGAGGCATTCTCTCAGCAATGTTTTCAGATACAATAACGCCGCCGGCATGACGACCTAAAGCCTTGTTTTGTTTAAACAACACACCAATGGGCTCAGCAATTTCAGGATGATCATCGATGAGTTCTTGAAAAGAAGGAGAATACTTCATTGCCCATTCAAATGTCGGCTGCACCGGTCCGTTGAGCTCGATACCGTCATTCCTTAGACCTTGCTTTATATCTCTTTCCAAGGGACCCAACGCTTTATTAACATAAGAGAAGTCTAGTCCATAAAATCGTGATATGTCTTTCACCAAAGACTTAAGCTGGAATCGATTATAATTTGAGATAGGAACAATGTTATCTTTGCCAAATTTATCACGCATCAGATGTAACAATTTATCGCGATCACCGATGTCCGTGTCGATGTCTGGATAATCAGATCGGTTAGGATCCATGAATCTTGAGAATAGAAGACCATACTTAAGTGGATCAACATCTGTGATACCTAGAACATAGTTGACAAGTGAACCTGCCCCTGATCCGCGACCTGGACCTACGAACATATGCTTTTTGGCAAGGTCGATGATTGCTTTTGTAGTAATGAAATACTCGGCAAACTCCTTATCAAAAATGACTTTAAGTTCGTGCTTAAGCTGATTGACATATACTCTGTCACGATGCAATTCTTTTTTAATAAGGCCAGCTTTGCATGCGTCAATTAACGCGGTATTTGCATCTTTACCTTTTGGAATAGTATACGAAGGTAATTTCATATCTGTGTTTGGATGAATGTCTTCAATCAAGTCAAATGCAATATGATGCGTCCTCTCAATCGCGTTACAAACAACGTCATCATCGTACCAAGTGTAATCAACAGTTGTACTCCTGTAAGAGTCCCAGACCTGCTCAGCATTCTTCGGATACAGCTCACACTTAAGCTCATCGATCGATTGCGGGAGTTGTGATGGTTCAAAGTTTTTGTGGCCAAGCCAACCTAGTTTTTTATAAAGCTCTCTTTCTTTCCAATGACTAGGTCTTGAATAATGGGAATCACAAGTTACAATCAACATATGTTCCAAACCTTTCTTTTTGGCGAAACATATAAGGGCGCGATTAACAAGGTGCTGAGCGTTTAACCGATTGAA